GTGCAGGATCGTCTGGTAGTGCAGGGTCAGCAGGGTCAGCAGGGTCCGCTGGAAGTGCAGGATCGTCTGGCTCAGCAGGTAGTGCAGGGTCAGCAGGAAGTGCAGGTTCTGCAGGGTCTTCTGGTTCGGCTGGTTCAGCAGGTTCCGCAGGGTCAGCAGGAAGTGCAGGATCTGCAGGTAGTGCAGGTAGTTCTGGATCAGCAGGAAGTGCAGGTTCTGCAGGGTCAGCAGGAAGTGCAGGATCGTCTGGTAGTTCAGGAAGAGATGGTGGAACATTTGTACACGACCAAAGTGTATCTGCCGCCAAAGTTTGGGCAATAACACACAATTTGAATAAACGACCAATGGGTATAACAGTCACAGACAATAATTACAATGTGATATACCCAGAAACAATTCAGTTTACAAGTGCAAACGTTGTAAAAATTATCTTTCCAACTGCAACTTCAGGTCATGCTCTTCTTACATTTGGAATACCTGATTTTAGTTCAGTAACTTCATCAATTATTCCTGATGGCGATAATACTAGAGCATTGGGTTCTGGTTCAAAACGTTGGACAACATTACATTCCGCCGCATTGAATACTGGTGATATTATTATGAAAAATGATAGTGGTCATTTTACGATTGATGAACAGTATGATTATCTGAGAGTTTATAATCATACAAACGGTAAATTTTACAAAATTTTAATGGAAGAAATTTAAAATTAACTAAATATAATTACGATGAAAAAGTTTAAAAACATTTACGAAAAAAACTCTAAAAAAATAGTCGAAGACCATCATGTCCCTATGAATTATAATGATTATGAAGGGCGTATGGTTAAACAAAATTTATACAAACTTCATAAGTATTCAAAAGAATTATTTGAAATGATTCACGATTATCAAGAAATGGAATCTTGGGTTCAGGAAAAGATTGCTAAAGCCGCAGATTACATTGGATCGGTTAAGCATTATATGGAATATGAAATGAATTATCCTGAGGGTGAAAAAGATCAATATGATGACGAAGAAACATATGAGCAAGTACACAGTATAGATGATATACTTCCATTATTAAGACAATCAGTAAAAGAAAATAAAACAATTACTTTCGTTACAAAAGATTCTCAACAAGTCATGGTCAATTCGACTTTGGCGGAAAACATCTTAAATACTTATGAAGAGTTAAACGATTATAATAGAGAAAAATTTGCAAACCATTTAATAGAAAGTAAAAACAAATTTTGGACCATTGCTAATTTCTCTAGCAAATCAAGTTAAGGATAGATATGACGGCTTATACTGTAGTAAACAATACAAATTTAGCAAATTTGACAACATCTGGAACTGCCGCTGGTTCTTCAGGATATTTTGCTTTAGAAAGTAAAAATAGTGTGATTCGATTGAGTCATGCTGGAGGTGCCACAAATTATATTATTTCGACCGCAGGTACAACTGCATCACCTGTACATCCTTTTATGGATGCAGGAACAGAAACATTTGTTAGAGTGCCACACAAAGTTGCACATATAGCATCTATTGAAGATACAGGCTCAGCATTTACAGTTTCTTTTACAACGGACCATCACTTTGTTGCAGGTGATTATGCACAAATTACAGGAACTACAAATTATAATTCAAGTGCAGGAGCGGCCTCTCAGATAGCAAGCGTAGTAAACGCTACTGCAATAACCTTTGCAACATCATCTGATAGAGATGCAGAAACTACAGGTACAGTAAAATTAGCATATAAACTAAGTGTAAAAGCACTAACAAGTATCACTGGATTATCAGCAACCGAAGTAATGGTGATAGGATAAAGATGTATAATTTCGAAAATTTCGTAAATGGATCTATGGAAGAGGTTGTAATAGAACCAGAAGATATTAAGGATCTTGAAGAAAGAAAATTAAATCAATCTCAAAGAATGGCACTCGGAAGAAAGATGAAACGATTTCAACATCGTCTTCAGAGGAAAAGAAAACTTCAAATGAAAAGAAAAGCCGATAGAGGAAGATTGACAAAAAGGTCTGGAAAAACTGCAAGAGATACATTGAAAAAAAGATTTTCAGGTGGTAAAAAACATGCAGATTTATCTTCTGGTATGAAAAACATGATAAGTCAAAGATTAGAAAAGAAAGGCACCATTCTTCAAAGACTCAAAAAAAGAGGTGTTAAAGATAAGCGTAAACTAGACATTGCGAGAAAGAAATGAAACTTATTACTGAGATAAATGAAGATATTGAATTTTTTGTTGAGCAAAAAGGCGATAACAAATCAATGTATATCAATGGTGTTTTTATGATGGGAGAAACTAAAAATAGAAATGGTAGAATTTATCCACATGATATTCTAATGAACGAAGTGAAAAGATATAATACGGAATATGTGGATAAAAATAGAGCATTTGGAGAATTGGGCCATCCAGAGGGTCCTACGATTAATCTTGAAAGAGTATCACATATGATTAAAGAGTTAAAACCTGACGGTAATAGTGTTATCGGTAAGGCTAAAATCATGGATACTCCATACGGAAATATCGTAAAGAATCTAATAAACGAGGGTGCAAAATTAGGTGTATCATCTAGAGGTATGGGTTCACTGGAAGAGAAAGGTGGTGCTAATTATGTAAAAGATGACTTTTATCTAGCCACCGCCGCTGATATTGTAGCAGATCCGTCTGCTCCTGATGCGTTTGTTGAAGGTATCATGGAAGGTAAAGAGTGGATTTGGGATAATGGTGTAATTAAAGAAAACATTATTTCAAAAATTAGTAAAAATATTAAAGATGCTCCTGCAAAAAATTTGGAGGAAGTAAAGTTAAGGGCATTTAACTCTTTTCTTTCAAATCTTTAATCTTTATAAATATAAACAGAGTTTATATCTCAAAATATAGAGGAGTTTTTATGTCTCAAGAACAAGTTGAAGTTCTGGAGCAGGAGCAAGAGGTGACAGAAGAAAATACTGAGGCTGTTGTTTCAGAGGAACAAGCAACTGAACAAATTAACGAAGGTGAAAAAGACGATACCGGAACAGATAATAAGAAGGTAGACGGTCCTAAACCTAATTACACAAAAAGTGTTGGTAAAGCACCAGCCCCCAAAGCAAAAGGAACAGGAGCAAAAGCAATGTCCGAAACTGCTACACGAATGGGCATGATTAAGGATATTTACGACACTCTTCAAGAGATGGATAAAGAAGAAGTATCTTCAGTATTATCGGCTCTTAAAGAGACACAAGAAGACGAATCCGAAGAAGCAATTGCTGAGGAATCTGAAACTGAATCTGGTAATATCGATGAATTGAAGCAACAATATGAAATTGATATTAAATCTGATGTCGAGGCTCTTATTTCTGGTGAAGAACTATCAGAAGAGTTTAAAGAGAAAGCCGCCGTTATTTTTGAATCGGCAGTTTTTGCAAAAGTAAACGAAGAAGTCAATAGAAGAATTGAAACCTTAGAAGAAGAGTACAAGCAACAACTTGACGAAGGTTTGAATGAAACGAGAACCGAAATGGTTCAAAAAGTAGATGACTATCTTAATTACGTAGTTAAAGAGTGGATGCAAGATAACGAACTTGCTATCGAAAAAGGTATTCGCTCAGAGATTGTAGAAGATTTCATGGTCGGACTCAAGAATCTGTTTGTTGAGCATTATATTGACATTCCAGATGAAAAAGTTGACCTTGTCGATGACCTTTTTGCTAAAGTAGAAGACCTTGAAGAGTCTCTTAACAAAGAGATTGAAAAAGGTATGACTATGCAAAAGGATCTTACAGAATATAGAAAAACAGAAGCAATTGTTTCTGTATGTGAAGACTTGACAGATGTTCAAGTAGAAAAAATGCAAAAACTGGCTGAAGGTGTAGATTTCGAAACTGACGACCAGTACGCAGATAAATTGCAGGTAATTAAAGAAAATTATTTTCCTGCAGAAGGATCAGTTATTTCAGAGGAAGCAGGATCCGATGATTCAGAACCTGAAGTTTTAACTGAAGAGGAAGCCAAAGAGGTCGAGACAGAGGCAGAGATGTCTGATGTCATGAAGAGATACTCCAGGGCTCTCTCAAGAACAACTAAAAAATAATCCTAACGCACCCTATAGGAGAAAGTAAATATGTATTTGTCAGAACAATTACAAAAAAAATGGGCTCCTATCCTTGAGCATCCAGATTTGGGTGATATCAAGGATCCTTACAAGAGAGCAGTAACAACTGTTCTTTTGGAGAATCAGGAAAAAGCCCAACAACAAGACAATGAAGTTCTTGCTTCACAAGATTTCTTGACAGAAGCCGCTTTCGGCTCAGGTGCTATGCCAGACAAACCTACGGCCCATAGTGCCACAGGTGGTCACGTAGCAAAGTTCGACCCAATTCTTATCTCACTTGTCAGAAGGTCAATGCCTAATTTGGTAGCCTATGACATTTGCGGTGTTCAACCTATGACAGGTCCTACAGGTCTTATCTTTGCCATGAGAGCAAGAAAAGATTCTGGTTCTGGTTCAGAAGTAATGTATAACGAAGCAGATGTAGGTCTTTCTGGTAATAACAATAACGTAACTCAGGCTACTAATAATCCTGGATTGCTTATTGTTGCTAATAATAGCACAGGTGTTTCGAATGCTTCCGCTGGTACAATGGGCGGTGCTTTCGTCACAGGTGAAGGTGAGGACATTACACCTCAAAACATGGCTTTCTCAATCGAGAAGGTTACAGTTACGGCACATACAAGAGCCTTGAGAGCAGATTACACAATGGAAGTTGCTCAGGATCTTAAAGCCGTTCACGGTCTTGATGCTGAGACAGAACTCTCCAATATTCTTTCTGGTGAGATTCTTGCTGAAATCAATCGTGAAGTTGTAAGAAAAGTATACCTCGAAGCCGAGATTGGCGCACAGGTTAATACTACAACTCCTGGTATTTTCGACCTTGACACAGACTCTAACGGTCGTTGGTCAGTTGAAAAATTCAAAGGTCTCATGTTCCAAATTGAACGTGAAGCAAATCAAATCGCAAAAGGAACACGTAGAGGAAAAGGTAACATTATCATTACTTCTTCAGATGTTGCTTCTGCACTTCAAATGGCTGGCGTACTTGATTACGCTCCTGCACTTGATAGCAATGGTCTCAATCCAGATGACACAGGTAACACTTTTGTTGGTGTTCTTAATGGTCGCTATCGTGTGTATGTTGATCCATATAGTGGTTCAAATGCCGCCAACTACTTTGTAGTAGGTTATAAGGGCACATCTGCATATGATGCAGGTATTTTCTATTGCCCATACGTTCCATTGCAAATGGTTCGTGCCGTTGCTACAGACACATTCCAGCCAAAAATCGGATTTAAGACACGTTATGGTCTTGTTAGAAATCCTCATGCAACTGGAACAACTGTACCAGCAAACGCTACTGCATATGACCTTTCACAAGGTGATACACCAGGTACACGACATTCGAACAAATACTACAGAATTGTTCGTGTGAACAACCTCATGTAATACCTGCTGAAATTCAGTAGAATAAATAAGGGGAAGGGCGTAAAAACTCTTCCCCTTTTTTTATGGATTTTTTATGAAATCAAAAATTGAATTGTATAAGCAACATCATGCTTCTGGAAACTTTCCTGGTGATTCTTTAAGACCTCATGTTCAATTAATAAAACAGATTATTCAAAAAACAAATTCAAAAACGATTTTAGATTACGGTTGCGGTAAAGCGACTGAATATGTCAATAATAATATACATGCTGATTGGAATGTTTCTCAAGTAGGCTTATACGACCCTGCAGTTCCTGAATTCATGAATCTTCCTGGTAAAGAATTTGATGGAGTGATATCAACTGATGTATTAGAGCATATACCTGAGCATGAAATTGATGATGTATTAAAAGAAATTTTTGAGATGGCACAAAAGTTTGTCTATCTAAATATAGCAATGTATCCTGCCGTCACTATTTTACCTAATGGTGAAAATGCTCATTGTACGCTAAAACCTAAGGAGTGGTGGAATGAAAAAATTGCTATGCATAATCAAAAACAAGTTTATACAAGTTCGGTTTATGATTATGGAAACAGCCAAAGACTTCAAATAATTTTTGATAAAATTTCTTATTTTTCACCTAATAGATAGAACCCGGCCGCATGATATTTGTTATTGGTAATGGAAAATCTAGAAAACTTATAAACCTAAATGTATTTCATGACCATGGTATCACCATAGGATGTAATGCATTATACAGAGACTTTACACCTACACATCTGATTACACATGATTCCGCAATACTACATGAAATTATCTCTTCAGATTATACCTTAAATAATGAATTATATTTGCTAGAATATAGTCCAATTCCAGAATATTTTTATATGAATATCGTACCAGACTTATATGGTGCAGATGAATTCAAAGAAAATGATAAGAGTGATAGAATTGAGTTTCTTATGCATTCTCATAAGCCTAAATATGAACCAATAGGAGGTTCACATAAGTATGTGACATGGATACCAAAGACTAATAAAATCAAAAAGACACCTTTTGAAGATACCAATAACCCTATTAACATGGGGTTTAATGCTATCAGATTAGCATGTGAATTATATCCAAAAGAACAAATATACATGATAGGATATGACATATTTGGGGAACGAAACAACATGTATGATGAAACTGCAGGATATTATAAAACAGATACACCACATTTTTGTGAACGGAATTGGGTATCATTATTTAATAAATTATCCGAATTATATCCTGATATAAATATAAGAAGAGTTATAGATAAAGGTCCTGAACTTGACAACATAAAAAACATTACTTACGAAGAATTATGTCATCATTTGCAAATCAACCAGAAAATTTTAATTACTTCAACCCAACAGGATTCAAATTCATAATTGACAAAGTTCCTAACGTGAATTTTTTCTGTCAATCTGCTACTATTCCTGGTCTATCATTGGGTGAAGCCGTTCAAGTAAATCCTTTTAGAGACATTCCTATTCCTGGTGATAAGATACAATTTGAAGAGTTGACAATTAGATTTATAGTTGACGAAGAATTGAAAAACTGGATAGAAATTTACAATTGGTTGTATGGGTTAGGTTACCCTGAGAATTTAGAGCAGAGTGCAGAAGTATCTAAACCCAGTTTAATGAAACCTTTGGGTACAAAATATTCTGATGCAACTTTATTGGTTTTAACAAGCAATAAAAATGTTCAACATAGAGTAGTATTTCAAAATATATTTCCTGTTACACTTTCTCAAATATTGATGGATAGTTCTGTAGCAGAGGTTGAATATATTACCGCAGATGTGACTTTTGCGTACACAATATATAATATAGAACGATTGATTGGAGAACGTTAATTATGAGGTTGAATGAAATTAGAAGAAATACAAGAATCATGGTCCAGTGATAGTCAAATTGATGATACTCAATTAGATAATGAATCTCTCAAAATTCCTGAATTACACCACAAATATTTTAGAATATTTTCAGATGAAAAACTCAAACTTGTACGAATGTATTCTAAGCAAAAAGAGTTACGCAGACTGAAATGGTTGTATTATACAGGAAAATTAGACCAAGAGACATTAGAAAATTTAGAATGGCATGTCTTTGACCTTGACATAAAAAAGAATCGAAGTGATTTAGAAATGTTCATAGAATCTGACAAAGATATTCTTGAACTGACTGAAAAAATTGCATATCAAAAAGAAAAGATAGAATATATTGAATCAATAATCAAAGGATTGAACACACGAGGTTTTCAAATAAAAAATGCTATTGATTGGAAAAAATTTAGTATGGGAGCATAATGTATGATTTATTAATATATACCAACTGTCAATTATTTGAAGAAGATGGTGGTAGTATGGGAGGCACAGAAAGACAAATATATTCTGTTGCAGAATCCTTAGCGGCTGAAGGTTTAGATGTTGGTTTAGTACACTCAGAAACAGATGGTACAGATAAAATTATAAATGGTGTAAAACATCTTAACAAATACAGACATTATTATGACTATTCAAAGGTCAGATTGATGGTGAATCATTTTGGTTATTATGGAAACTTTCATCGAGGAGAGAACTTTTTTAACCCCCATGTTCCAGCGTTATCTCCAATAGAAATCAATTGTGCAGAAAAAACCTTTTTATGGTTTCATAATTGGTTTCATTTGAATAGTGATGACTACCCGAGAATTTTTAATTCCAAATCGATTCAAAATTATGCATATCATTCAAATCCTACAGGAAGAAAAGTAAAAATTTTACCAGAAGATAGAGTCATCTATTACATGGTTCCTAAAGGTCTTTCTCAAAAACCTGTTAAAAAACGACAAGATTACTTGTTTTGGATGAGTGCTTTTGGTAAAGGTCTTAAAGAAGCAGTATTGACATATATTTCAATGTATGAAAGAGGTTTGACACGACCACTAAGAATTTCTGTTCCACCTCAGAGATTTAAAAAAGATGTAAAGATAGTTGAGACTCTTCTAAAAGATGTCAACAAAAACAATTATCCTATTCAATTTTTAGGTGAATTACCATATAGTCAAGCATTATATCAACTCGCAAATTCAGCATGTTTGTTTCGACCTGCGTTACCTCAAGAAACATTTGGGCTTGTATATCTTGAAGCAAATCAACTTGGTGTTCCAGTTTTGACATTTGCAGGTGATGCTGGAGAAGAAATATTACATGATAAAAATAATTTACTCTTAGACAAACATCATAAACTACAAGATATCATTGATTGGTTAAAAGATATAGACACAAAAACCACATCCGTAGATATGAGCAAATTTGATCCTGATAAAATAACAAAAGAGTGGATCAATTTAATTGAAAAAGCATGAAAGAAATTATAGCAATAACATCTCACCCATCAACTTCTAGTTTGATGGAGATGACTAATGATATGATAGATGAAATATCATTGCTCGATATTGATATGATATATTCATCGCATTATTCAGAAATACCAAAAAAAGCAATTGATAAATGTCGATATATATTTTTTGATCGATATAATCCCATACTAGGTTTTGATACTCCTAAAAAATATGATTATATTTTAACTCCTTTAGAAAAATCAAATAATATTTTCAAAAATTCAAAGGTAAGCATATCAAATACATTTGCTCATTTTTTATCTTTAAAAAATACGATAGAAATAGCAAAAAATAATTCATATGATGTTTTATATTCTGTAGTATTTGACATAAAAAAATTTTTCAACAAAAAAAATCTTGATAAATGTTTTTATCCAATGAGAGATAATATAAAACAACAAGACATGGTTGTATATCCTATAGAAGTTTATTCATGGAATGACAATGGGACAAGAGAGAAAAAATTAATTTTTGATACAAAAGTTTTTGCATTGAATTTAAAATCAAAAATTGTAAATGAATTTTTTTCTAGATATAATACATTGGATGATTGGTCAAAATTACATGACAAATGGAACCCTTTTTTGAAAAATCTGTTTAATACGACTCAAACATACTATGTATGTGATTTTTTAGAAATATTATTTACATTAGAGAGCATAAATTTTAAAGTTAAAGTATTAACAGAATTTATACCAAACGGAGATTCTGGTTTCTTTGAGGCATTAATAAAAGGAAGAGAATCGAATTACGATATAGAAGAAGAAAGAAAATTAATGAATTTGGTACAATGAATTTTGAAAACAATACTCTGTTAATAGATAAAAAGAATGAAGTGTTCATGACGGTGCAAGCCGAACCTGGGCTTGCAAGAGAACTGAGTGATTTTTTCACATTCTTTGTTCCAGGATATCGTTTCATGCCATCATATCGAAACAAGATATGGGATGGTAAAATACGACTCTACAATCTACAAAACAAATATCTGTATAACGGTCTTGTAGATTATGTTGAAAAGTTTGCTTCAGAACGTGAATATAAGATAGACTACAAAACAAATCCAAAGAATGTAAATGGTTATAACGAGAATGATTATGAAAGACTTGTGCGTTCTCTCAATCTTGAAATAGAACCACGAGATTATCAGAGAGATGCATTTTTACATTCAATCAATAATGAACGCACATTACTGCTTTCACCGACTGCATCTGGTAAATCTCTTATCATATATTTGTTGCTACGGCACTATCAAATGAGATTGACAAATTTTAAGGCAATTGTTATAGTACCTACTACATCTCTCGTGGCACAGATGAATTCTGATTTTGCAGACTATGCAAAGAAAGATCGTTGGAAAGTTGCAGAAAATACACACATGATTTATTCAGGTCATGATAAAGTATCTGACAAGCCTATATTCATATCAACTTGGCAATCTCTCTATAAAATGCCTCTCAGTTATTTTTCAAATTTTGACGTTATTATAGGTGATGAAGCACATCAGTTTAAGGCAAAATCTCTGACTGCAATTATGGAGAAGACAGTCAATACCAGATATCGTTTTGGTACAACTGGAACACTTGACGGCACACAAACACACCGCCTTGCATTGGAAGGCTTGTTTGGACCTGTTTATAAAGTCACAACAACAAAGAAACTGATTGACAACAAGACACTATCACAGTTTGAGATCAAAGCATTGGTTTTACAATATTCAGATGAGATATGTAAAGCACTCAAAGGTGCGAACTATCAAGAAGAAATAGATTTTCTAGTATCAAATAAAAAACGAAACAATTTTATACGCAATTTAGCACTCAGTCTAAATACTAATACGTTGATATTATTTCAACTGGTTGAGAGACACGGTAGAATTTTATATGATTTGATAAAGGATAAAACAAATGAACGACCAGTCTTTTTCGTCTATGGAGGGACCGACACAAACGACCGAGAGCAAATTCGAGGAATCGTTGAGTCCGAATCAAATGCCATCATCGTTGCGAGTTACGGCACTTTTTCTACTGGCATCAATATTACTAATCTTCATAATGTCATTTTTGCTTCCCCATCTAAATCACGCATAAGAAATTTACAAAGTATAGGAAGAGGATTGAGAAAGAATGAACAAAAAAATATTGCGATATTATATGATGTTGCCGATGATCTATCTTATAAGTCTCATAAAAACTACACTCTTAACCATTTCATTGAACGTATCAAAATATATAATGAAGAACAATTTGAATACAAAATTCTTACAATACCAATCGGAGAATGATATGTCCTCTTATAAATATATTCATCTTACAACCGGTGATCACATTTTTACAGAATTACATTTTCCGAAAGAAAAAACGGGGTTCTTTAAATTGAAAAATCCTTTAAAATTACAAATGAAAGAAGATGAACAACATGTTCACTTTGGATTCATACCGTGGATACCGTTTTCTGATGATGAAGTAGTGCCATTATCTGCTAAATCGATTATAACTATAGCAAATTTAAATGAAGAGTATGTTGAAATGTATAAGAAGGGACTAATACATCATACTAAAATGGAAGATGTAATAGATTTTGAAGATTCTAGAATACCTAATGTTCTTTTAAATTAGTCATCAACCGGTTACACACCTATTGTAACACGTTGTCAAGTGTTTGTCAAGTTCTTGACTTTTCCTATTGATGTGATATAATATCTATCAGAAAGGAGTTATAAATGGCT